ACAGAGCAAAAATTTTACACATAAAGTCGGCCGGAAAAATCGAAAAACGCAATCGTCTGCGGATGTAGATAATACAAGGGCTGGGAGGTGATGGATAAAGTGGCCAAGCTTTACAGATTTACGAACGAGAAAAAGAAAAACGTATTTCTTAATAATCTAATATCATGTGGTGGAAATATCGGCCGGGCGGCTGCTAAATCCGGAATCACCAGACAGACGCATTACAATTGGCTGAAAGAAGATGCCAGATATGCTGCCGTCTATGAGAATGATGTGAGGCCCCAGGCCATATCCGTTCTTGAAGATGAGGCACAGAGAAGGGCAACGGGCTTTGAGGAAGATGTGTACTACAAAGGCCAGAAGGTAGGCACTGTCACAAAATACTCTGATAAGCTGATGGAGATACTTCTAAAAGCTAATGCACCGGAAAAATATAGAGAGCGTTCAGAGGTTAAGAATGTAGATGGTGACGGGGTAGCTACAACAGCTTGGGAGGATGATGATAATGGCTAAATATACAATTCCATATTGCCCTACAGCATATGCTAGAAAGGTTATTCATCCAGCCTTAGAGAGCCATTCACGGTCTGTGTTGGTGTGCCATAGGCGATACGGAAAGACGGTACTTGTTATTAATCACATGATAAAAATGGCTATCAAGTGCCAAAAGAGGATGCCGGTCTTTGCGTACATTGCACCGTACAGAAAGCAGGCAAAGACAATAGCATGGAGCTATCTCAAATACTACCTGCATGTATTGCCGGGCATCACGGTGAATGAAAGTGAGCTTTATGTAGAGTTTGCCAGTATGCATAAGGGATGCAGTGGAGCAAGGATATACATCATGGGCGCTGATAATCCAGACAGCGCAAGAGGCCTTTACTTTGACGGGGTTGTACTGGATGAGCCAGCTCAGATAAAGAGCGAGCTGTGGGATGAGGTTATACTTCCTGCCTTGATGGATAGAAACGGCTGGGCGGTGTTTATCGGTACGCCCAAAGGTCAAAACCAATTCTATGAGATATGGCAGAAAGCACAGAGAGATGATGAATGGTATGCGTGCATGATACGCTGCGATGAGTCGGGGCTTTTCGATGCTGGCGGTCGATATGGGCCGGAAGCATTGGAAACGCTAAAGGCAGAAATGTCTGAAACGAAATTCAGACAGGAAATGTTATGTGACTTTACGGCATCTTGCGAGAATGTGCTGATAACTATTGACGAGGTAACAGAGTCTGCGGGGCGCACTTACACAAAGGAAGATGTGGGCTTGGCTCCGGTAATCTTTGGCGTAGATGTGGCAAGATATGGTGATGATAGCTGTGTTATTACCAGACGGCAGGGCCTTGTGTGCTATGAGCCAAAGGTGTACAGGGATATTGACAACATGACATTTGCTGCTTATCTCATGCGTGAGATAGATAAGCATAGACCGGATGCGGTCTTTGTAGATGCTGGCCGCGGTGAAGGTGTTATTGACCGGTGCCGGCAGATGGGCTATGACGTGACAGAAGTCAACTTTGGTTCCCGTGCATTGAATCCGGAACGCTATATCAACAAGCGTGTGGAGATGTGGGATGAAATGCATGAGTGGATAAAGTCTGGTGGAGCATTACCCAATGTTTCAGAATTGAAAAGTGAATTGGTAGTACCGGAATATAGCTTCGATGCTGCCAACCGAATGAAGCTGAGCAGCAAGGAAGAAATCAAGGAGATTATGGGTAAGTCTCCGGATATAGCTGACTCATTGGCATTAACCTTTGCGTATCCGGTTCAACCGAAAGGTTTCATTAGCGGGACCAGACGCGCAATGTGCAATGTAGATTTTGATTTATACGATGATTGAAAGTGAGGATGATAGTATGTGTGGAGGCGGCGGTGGTTCAAGCGCACCAGCAAAGGTAGATCCAACTCCGGTGCAGGTAACAAGTGCTAATACAGGAGCTGACCAGGCAGAAGCAATTGCTAAGAAGAAGCAGAGAAAGCGGGTTAGCACCAGTCTTAGCAACGACCGTTACAGTGGTACATTGCTGGGCGGTGGTTCTGCTGGTGATGCTGGCAGTACCGTAAGCAACCTGGGCGGGGTGAAGTAGCATGTATGATACAGAGAAGCAGGAAAGAGCACCTGCAACATTGGTTACAACTTCGGATATGGCCTTGAAGCTGAATCTTGAGAAGCGAAAGTATCAGGCCAAGGTAAAGCAAATGGAATCTAACAGGCAGGACTATCTGAAAAGGTGGAAAGCGATTAGAGACTTCCAGCTGCCGTACATTGGCCAGTTTGATGATACAGCCGACACCACGGACTATGCACGGAGACGGGATACAAACATCTACCACTCTGTAGCATGGCAGGCTAATCAGGCCTTTGCAGCTGGTGTTATGTCGGGATTAACACCGCCTTCCAGGCAATGGTTCCGTCTGACATGGTCTGGTGATGATATGAGAAATCATCCAGAAGCTGGGGAGCTGCTGGACAAGCGGATGGCTGTATTACAGGATGTGCTGCTGAAATCTAATTTCTATAATGCAATCCATAGTGCATATCTGGAGCTTGCCTTTGGGCAGGCTCCTATGGCTATATTTCAGGACAGTGACACAGGAGTGCATTTTGTACCTTTCACCATAGGTACTTACATGATGGAGAACGGGCCGGATGGTATCGTTGATACATTCTGTACCAAGTTTGAAATGACGGCTCGTCAGCTGGTAGATAAGTATGGCGCTGACAAAATCCCTGCTGAAATCAGGGCTGACCTGGACAATGGCGGTATGAAAACAAAATATCGTGTGTGGTGGATGGTGGAGCCTAACCGCTTTCACGACCGCAACAAGGAAATCATGGATAAGTATCACATGAAATATTTGTCACTGTATTGGCTGGAAGCAGGTAATACAGATACATTCCTTGATATTGGTGGTTTTGAGGAGTGGCCAATACCGGTAGCCAGATACCTTGTGACAGGCAGTGAAACCTACGGCAAAGGACCTGGCTGGTTTGCGGAAGGTGACAGTAAAGGCCTCCAGAAATTGGAGAAGGACGATATTGTGGCGGTAGAGCTTGGCATCCGTCCTCCGATGATGGGAAGTGCCAGCACATTCAAACAGGGCATTAACCTGGCACCTGGCAGCTATACCATTGTTGGCAGGGATGAACCGGTTAAGCCGTTGTTCCAGGTGGGCATCAATCTCCAGCACTTGCAGGAAAAGATAATGGACTTGCAGGACAGAATAAAGAGGGCTTACAGCGCTGACCTCTTTATGATGCTGGAGAGGCTGGAAGATAAGCATATGACGGCACAGGAAGTCTTGCAGAGAAAGCAGGAACAACTGCAGCAGCTTGGGCCGGTGGTCCAGCGCTTGCAGTTTGAATTTCTCCGCAAGATTATAGAGCGTGTCTATAACATCCTCGACCGTGCAGGAGTGTTGCCACAAGCTGAGAATCCAGAGCTGGCTATGATAATGAGTCAGGAGGAAGTAACTATAGAGTACATTTCCCCTCTAGCACAGGCACAGAAGATGGCAGGCTTAACCAATATTGAGCAGGCTATTGCATTTACTGGCCAGTTAGCACAGTTTGACCAGTCGGTACTGGATAAGGTTAATTGGACCAAGGCTGTTGATGATTACTTCGATATGGTAGGTGCTCCAGCAGGTTTGAAGCGTACTGAGGATGAATTTGAAGCAATTCAGAAGCAGAAGGCAGAAGCGGCTGCCAAGCAGGAACAGCAGGCAGAAATGGCACAGGCCGTACAGCTTGCAGCTCCAGCGGCACAGGCGGCAAAGAACATTACGGATGCGGCCAATGATGGCAATCCAGCTCTCCAGCAGTGGCTGGGCGGTATGATGTAAAGGAGTGGACTATGGGAGCAGGATACGATATTGGAGAAATGCACCAGGAAATTAACAAGGTACTATCTGATAATGTTGCAGGCAGGGATAAAGCAGCTATCAGCTATGTAATGGAAAGCCCAGATGGGCGGTGGTTTGTAGCTAGATTGCTGGAGAATTGCCACATTGATTCTGCTTTGGGTTTGCTCCGTGCTGATGGCAGTGTGGTGATGGATACTAATGCTATGCTGGTGCAGGAAGGCGAAAGGCGGGTAGGCTTGGTGATAAAGGAAAACATTCTCAATATGTCTGATGGTTTATCTTTGTATCATCAAATGGAGTCTGAAAGCAAGACCTATAACGACCAGCAGGAAGAGATTAAAAGGTCTATCGTATCAAGGTATATGAAGGCAGAGGAATAGGAGGGCATTATGGACAAGGAATTTGATTTTGATTTTGATTTACAGCTGTTTGGGGAGGCTGGAGGAGATGGAGAAGCAGGAAGCGGAGATAATGCGGGAGATCCGCAACCAGATTCGGAAGTTGAGGCTGGCAAAGAGGAAAGCAGCAAAGGCCAGGAGAATGAAGTCGGAGCTGGTAAGGCGAATCAGTCAACGCTGCTTGGAAAAACAACTGAAGAAACTGAGGCGTATGATTTTAAATCCGTTGTACCAGAAGGCATGGAATACAATCAGGAGCAGGCGGACTCGTTTGCCGCCATAGCCAAGGAGCTGAAGCTTTCAAACGAGCAGGCAAGCAAGCTGGCTGCATATGGTATGAACTATGCCGGTAGTATGACACAGCTTGCACAGCAGGCGAGACAGAATGAAATTGCCGGCTGGGGACAGGAAGCCAAGCAGGAATTAGGCATTGACTTTGACAGTACCTTGCAGAAGGCAGGCGCCGGCCTTGAGGCTATGGAAAAGGCAATACCTAATCTGCGGGAGGCATTGAATTACACTGGTGCCGGTAATCGTATTGAGTTTATCAGAATGTTGGCCTTTGTGGGTGACTTGACTAAAGAGGATACCTTCAAAGGTTTTGGAGCCAACAGCGGAGCAATCCGCTCTAGTCTGTATGGCAATACTGATTTTGGAATTTATTGAGGAGATGATAAAGCATGAGCGTTTTAGGAACCCAGGCATTGACACTGAGCGACTACAAGAAGCGTATCAACCCGGACGGGACTACAGCATTTATTGTTGAGGCATTGGAAAAGGTAAATCCTATTACCCAGGATGCCCGCTGGAAGGAGGGCAACCTGCCTACTGGTAATGTAACTACCATTCGTACCAGCCTGCCTACCCCGTCTATCCGTAAGATTAACCGTGGTATTAAGCGTAGTAAGAGCACCACTAAGCAGGTACAGGATACCTGCATTATCCTGGAGGATCGCTCCAGCGTGGATATTGAGCTTTTGGCATTGCAGAAGGACAAAGAAGGCTTCCGTCGCTCTGAGGATGCTGCTTTCGTGCAGGGCTTTGCTGATGTGGTGGCAGCCAATATGTTTTATGGCAGTACCGATGATAATCCGGATACCTTCAACGGATTGAGTGTGCGCTACAATACCTTGACTGATGGCGGTAATGGCACCGCTGGCCACCAGGTTATTTCTGCTGGTACAGCCGGTACTGATACCAATACCAGTATCTACATTGTAGGCTGGGGTACACAGGCCACCTGCGGTATCTATCCAAAGAACTCTACTATGGGCTTGCAGCACCGTGATTTGGGTGAAAAGACTGTAACTGATTCCGAGGGCCGTGAGTACCAGGCTTTGCAGTCTTTGTTCACTTGGAAGGCAGGCTTGGCTGTACAGAATATCCGTGCAAATGCGCTGGTACGCAACATTGATGTTACTAAGCTGAAAACCGCTGCCAACAAGCAGGCTATCATTGAAGCTATCGTACAGGCCAAGAACCGCATCCAGGGACTGGATAGAGGGGATAAGCAGATGGCTATGTATGTATCTCCAAGCATCTATGACATGCTGGAGCTGTGGCTGATGGATAAGAATAATGTGCATATTACCCGCCAGGAAATGATGGGCCAGATGCCACAGTTATTCTTCACCGGTCTGCCGGTTAAGAAGTGTGAGGCTATTTCCGAGCAGGAGCCGGCTATTACCTAACAGGAGGTGCTGATATGATTTTCGATGGTGAAAATACATTCTTTGACAAAAAGACTTTATCCAGTGGCAAGCTGGAAAGCGACATTATCAAGCTGGGACCTGGCGAGGCCAGCGATCCTTTGATTCTGTTTGCTGATGTAAATGGTGCCAGCGGGACCGGTACTTTGTCTGTAGCTGTTATTACGGCTACGGATGAAGCGTTTACTAGCCCGGTAACTTTGGCCACATATACAGAGTTACCAATCAAGGCCAAGCTGCCAAGAGGCAATAAGGGCTACATGAAGCTGGAAGCAACCAGCACATACACCGATGGCGAGCTTACAGCCGCGCTGGTGTTGGATGATGATATATTAGATTAAACCGAGGGCGGGAGACAAAATCATATTTGTTTCCTGCCTTTTTGCTATATCGTCTATCCCCTCTGGGCGGTATAGCAAAAGGACAGGAAAGGAGAAAAGAAAATGACAAGTACAGATATTTGCAACTTAGCACTGAGCTATTTATCGAAAGGCAAGATTACTTCTATGGATGATAATACAGAAGAAGCTGCACAGTGCAAGATACATTACGACCATGCCAGAAGATTGCTGCTTAGACAGTATCCCTGGGGGTTTGCCAAGCGTACCGTAAAGCTGGCACTGCTTGCCGGCAAGGAGCCTGGGTGGGATTTTGCCTATGCATATCCGGCAGGATGCCTGGCGGTACGCTATGTGTTTGACGAGGAAGGGGCCAGCGCAAAAGAAGAGCAGGTACAGGACTTTGATACAGCTATGCTGACAGGCAATCAAAAGGCACTGCTGACTGATGTAGAACTGGCATGGTGTGAGTACACATACAATGTGAAAGATGTTGATATGTTTCCGGATGAGTTTATAGAGGCCTTTGCTCACTATCTGGCCTGCAACATGGCTATGGTACTGACAGGCAGTGCCAGCATCCAGCAGACACAATTCCAGCTATATCAGGATAGCATAGAGGCGGCTAAGATTTATTCGGCACAGGAGCGAAGGAAGAGCACTGTTTTCCCGGAAAGCTATGCTCAGGCCAGATTTCAATGAGGAGGAAAATAAATGGCATCACCTAATGCGTTTTATTCTATACAGCCGGCATTCACGGGCGGTGAAATATCTGCTGATGTGGCCAGCCGTATAGACCTGGATAAATATCAGGTGGCACTATTGCAGGCAGAGAATGCCATTGTACGCCCTTATGGAGCGGTACGGAAACGGCCTGGCATGATTTACTGCGGTCAGACAAAGTACCAGGATAAAAAGAGTCTGCTGGTTAAGTTTAACTTTACAGTGACTATTTCCTATATGCTGGAGATTGGCCATAAGTATATAAGAGTATGGCGCAATGGTCAGTACCTTGGCATAGAGCTGAATACACCGTATGAGGCAGGAGAGCTTGCAGGACTGCGCTTTGTGCAGTCTGTGGATGTTCTGTATATAGCCAGCGGAAAACACCCCGTAAAGAAGCTGATGAGGTATTCAGAACGGGAGTGGAAACTGGCTGATGTAGATTGGCAGCAGGTGCCCTATGGGGATTTGAATGTTGACGAAGAGAATTTTGTAACTCCATCCGGCACAACGGGAAATGTTACGCTGACAGCCGTAAAGGACACATGGACGGCAGAGAGCATCGGGGATTGGATAAAGCTGGAGCAATCCATGAGCGGGCAGACTGTAAGCTGTACCGGCGGCACAAGTAAAAGCATTCTGGCGGGGGATACTTGGAAAATTACATGTCATGGAACATGGAGCGGTACCGTGACGGTAGAAATATCTTATGACGATGGTGCTACATGGCTACAGCTTAGGCAGTACACATCCAGCGACGATTATAACCCTACTGAATCCGGTACTGTGGAAGAGTACGCTTTGGTGCGTGTCACTGTCGCAAAAAGCTCTGGAAGCTGTACAGCGGATCTAACAGTGTATCCGTATACTCATGTTGGATATGCAAAGATAACAGGCTTTGCCAGTGCAAGGGAAGTAACAGCTGAGGTAGAGAAAGCCTTGGGCGGTACGAACAAAACAAACAATTGGTATCTATCAGCATGGGGGAAAAAGCAGGGGTATCCTAGCTGTGCGACATTCTTCCAAGGCAGACTGTGCTTTGCTGCTAATGTGAAGTATCCTCAAAGGATATGGATGAGTATGACAGGAGACTACGAGAATTTTTCTGTAGACAAGGAGTCTGGCACTGTAACTGATGATAGTGCTATATCAGCTGACCTGCTATCGCTAAGGCCATATCAGATAACACACATGGATGCCGGCAACGATTTGATTGTATTAACAGAAGGCAACGAATGGACAATATCAGGCTCAGAAACAGTGACACCTACCAATATCACACCAAGACTTCAACAGAATTACGGCTGTAATGATGTGGAGCCGGTAAGGGTGGGTAATAGGCTGGTATATGTGCAGAGGCGGGGAAGTATTATTCGCGATATGGCATACAGCTATGATACAGATAGCTACGGCGGTTATGATTTGACATTGCTGGCCAAGCATCTTGTCAACGGCAAGGAAATTGTAGATAGCAGCTTTGCCCAAGAGCCGGACAGTGTTATTTACTTTGTGCGGTCTGATGGTACATTGCTTTGTCTCACGTACATCATGGAGCAGAAAGTATATGGTTGGAGCCATATTGTGACCGACGGAGTAGTTGAGGCTGTGTTGGCGGCTCAGCAGGGGAACAATGATGTAGTGTATTGCCAGGTGGCACGGGAGATTAACGGCAAGATTGCCAGGTACATTGAGAAGCTGGATTTGGATAGTGATAGCGAAAATCAGCAGGACTATATCATGCTGGATTGTGCCGTAAGAAAAGCATATGAAAAAGCAGAATGCGTTATCAATGGCCTAGAGCACCTGGAAGGCCGTACTGTATTGGCGATGGGTGATGGTTATCTATTTAACCCTAAGACGGTTCAGAACGGCGCTATTGAGCTGGAGCAGGCAGCAAGCAATGTGGTAGTAGGCATACCATACACGATGGTGCTGGAACAGCCTAATTTCAATACATCGGTATCCGGCATGGGTAATATTCAAGGTATGCAGCAGACGGTAAACACTGTGGTGCTTCGTCTGTCTAAAAGTTTTGGCGGGGAGATAGGCCCGGACAAGGATACTTTGCATGATATTGTCTACGACATAGGAGAAATGGATTTAGGCCAGCCCTGCCTATTTTCCGGTGACAAGAATGTAACAATGGGCAGCGGTGGCTTTAACAAAAATGGCAGGGTGTATATAAGGCATGATAAGCCGTATCCGTTTACCCTGCTGTCAGTAGTGAGAGGAGTGACACTAGGTGGAGCAGGCTTGTAAATATAGCATTGTGCCGATATGGGCCAATAGCGATTGGTTTATAGAAAATCTGGTGGAGAATATGCGCCAGCAGGATATTGATGAGATGGATAAGCTGGGAGTAAAGGACAGGTACAAGGAGGTCAAGGAGTCAGTCATGGCCTCTGATGAAGCCTTTGCTGCTTATGATAGTACGGGAAAAGTAATTGTCATATATGGAGTAATTGACAAGGAGCCGGGCGGCCAGATATGGTGCCTGGGTTCAAACATCTTCAACGATTATAAGAAATCCTTTGTATGCTGCTGTATGGAGATACTGAAACGGTGGCGGAGGAGATACAAGGTGCTTTGGAATTTTGTGTCTAAAGAAAATACTTTATCTATCCGCTGGCTTCGTACATACGGCGCAAAGTTTGACAAGGGATACATGGTAGGAAGCAATGAGTTTTGGAAATTTACAATAGGCGGTGAAAATAATGTGTAGTTTAACGGCGGGACTTATAGGTGCTTCTGCATTGTTTGGCTATCAGCAGCAGGTTCAGCAGGCCGATACAAAGGCTAAGGCTATGAGAGCACAGGCAGAGGCGGATGAACAGAACGCAAGGATTGAGGGGCGCAAACAGGAACAGATAGCGGATAACTATGCTAAAGAGGCGCGGGATTTGCGTAACCGACAGAGATTGGCCCAAGGTGCCCAGCGTGCCCAAGCGGGAGCAGCAGGCCTTGGCTTTGGCGGTTCTCAGCAGGACATTTTATCCAGCAGTCTTGATGCTTATAGACAGGACCAGGCGACGCTCTTAACTAATCAGCGCAATGATAACTACAACAGCAGAGTAGTACAGACTAACTATATTAACGATGCCAATCAGAAGCGGGCGGCTGCTGATAATGTGGTTAGCCAGGCCAAAGG